GGTAATGCTGGTTTGATTTCATTAGGTATTATTTTATCTAATACTCTTGAAACTGGTCTAGTAACTTTTCTAATTAATTTTCTTAATCCCATAATATGTGTCTGTGTTGAAATGCAAGTTTTAAACTTGAAATAATGCTGTATTGCACAATTTACTAGGTTTTTAAGTCCTAGTCAATAATTTATAATTTAATATTTCCTCCTAAAGGTACATGTTCTACAATGATTTTAACGTCTCTTTTTATATCTTCTGCTTTAGTCTCTGTTTCTTTATTTTGTACATCTGACAACGCTTCGCTATCCGACATATACTCTTGACCTGTTTTCACGTTGGTTAAAGTAACTTCTGTTTCAGGTGTTAAAACTGGTGTTCTTGTACCGTTAATCATCTCATATCTTATACTAGCTTTTTGTTCTGTAAACGGCATTATCTATCCTCTCTATTTGTTTCTAATAAACTGACTGTTATATCTGGTCCGGTAATATCTGATATCATTTTTAATTTATCGTTTTCTTCTAGAATTAATATATTAACAATAAATTCATGATGAGCATCTGCTGCTATAGTTTTTTTTTGATAAAAATAAGTTACACTACTAGATTCAATTTTTATAGTAACAACAGCATCTCCCGCACCTTCATTATAAATATGAATAGATTTAACTAAAGATCTAGAATTACTTGGAACTACATAAACATCTTTTTCAGTATTTGTTATTAAATCAGTATTTACTTTTTTATAAATATTAGCCATTAAACCACGTAAACCTTTCTTGATTTTCTTTTAAGTCTGTTAAGAATGTAGAATTTAATTGTTCAACAATTAATGCGATAGATCTATTAATTTGTCTTTGGTTATCTACTTCGTAATCTTCTTTTGGTTCTGGTAGTCTTACTATTACTTTAGCCATTATCTTCTTCCATCAGGTTGTAGGTCAACTTGGAATGTTCCAAATCTCCATGTTTCACCAGCTGCTGTATTTTGTAATTTAATACTTGCATATCTTCCTCTTGCTCTTGTATCAACAAAATTTGTTGATGAAGTTACTACAAAAGGACTTAAAGCTGTAGCTGTTGCATCTGTAGCTGGATAATCTGTTACAGATAAAGTTATATTATTATTACCTGTTAACTTTTTAAAGTTAGGTAAGAATCTTCTCATAGCTAGAAAATACTCTGTTTGATCTTTTTGTAAAGAGAATTCGAATGATTGTATAAAAGAAGTTAAAGCTGTTGTTGTTCCATCTGGATTAATTTGATCGGTCCCCGTTTCGTGTTCAAAATATACGGTTTGGCCTAGTCCTGTAACTCCAACTACTGCAGGAAAAGTACCTACTGCTGATTCATTATATCTTGTAGCGTAAGGTCTTGGATAAACTAATGTGTCTGACCAGCTTGTTCTAATAGAATTTTCATTAGTTCCTGTATACCAATTACCTGCAGGTAATTTTGCAGAATCTCCATAGTTATAAGAAACATATCTATTATTAAAATCTGATCCTGATGTAGGATACCACCAAGTAACTTCGGTAAATAAATTATTTAGTCCTGCAGTAATTTGTTGACCTTTAGTTGTATCAATATCATCATAAACATAATCTTCAACACCACATGGTAATGATTTAACTGTACCATCAAATGCAAAAAAACCATTGTTACTCATCCAATAAGCAATACCATCAATTTCTACAGCTGCGTTCTTACCTATCAATCCACAGTTTGTTCCTACTTGTTCAAAGCCAAATGTAAATGGAGCTCCAACAAATTTCATTGTATATAAAGAACTATCTGTCCAAACAAGAATAGTTTCTTTAGCGGTCAACGCTCCGATAATTCTGGTACCATCTTGTAATCTAAATGTACCTGCTGTGTTTGTAGCTTTAACATCATAACTATTAATATTTTCATTATCAGAAAATCTAATAAACATATCATCTTGTGTACTTGCATCATTAAAAGTTGTGCAAGTTCCAAAGTGTATTAAGTGTTGTGTTGTAGGAGATACTAAAGTTGTCCGAGATGCAATAGGATTTAAAGTTGTTAAAAAATCAGTTGTGTTAACTGAAGCTCTTGTTGTAAATCTTGCAGTAATATTTGAATTCCAAGTATAAGTTCTACCATTAGCAATAGTTGCTACTAAAACATTTCCAAATGTATCTAATGACCAAAGACCAGGTTCTAGAGTTATTGTTGAAGCTGCTACCGCAACTCCCCAACCTGTATCTGATCCACCTGTAACTACACCACCAAAACTAGAAATACCAAAACCATAACCATAAGATTGTTCTGCTGGTCCTACGATTGCGTAAGGTTGTATATCAACTGTTGCATCAGTAGCAGTTGCTGTTGCTGCATTGGGTACTGTAGCTGTAAATGTAGTTGTGCTTGGTACAGTAATAACTTGTACAACTTTACCTTCTAAATCTGCATCTGCAATTCCACTTGAACCAGCAGCAAAATTATTAAAGACAACCATATCACCTACAGATAAACCATGAGGAACTGCTGCTCCACCATTTTTAGTTGTAACAGTTATAGTTTTTGAACCACTTGTAGAAGCAATACTAGATGTTAAAAATTGTTCTTGAGTATTAGTTGCATCAAATCTAAAAGGTGTAATGTCAAATAATTGTCCTTCAAAATAAATAAGTAAAAATTTATCTGTACCTAATGCTACATATCTATTACCTGCAGAATCAACAAAAGGTAATTGCTTTCTAACTACACCTACAATAGTTTCATTAATTAACGAAGCCCAACCACCAACTTTTTCTGGTAGGCCATATCTAAATCTTACATTATCAGAATCTACCCAACGACCTTGGGCACCAACTTTGGTGTCTTGTTTGTCTATTCCAGGTGCAAATTTAATTTGAGTTAGAGCCATCTTTTAGCTCCTAGGTATTTTTAAAAGTCCAACCTCTAGTAGTATTAATGTAAACAAGTGTTAATGATTGTCCACTTGTACTTAAAACTAAATTAGCTGCTGCACTATTAAGATTAGAACCATTAGGGTTGATTGTTAGATTGTTAGTAGCAAAACTTGCTAGACCATCAATAATTGTAACTTCATCACCAACACTAGGTGTTGCCGGTAAGTTAACTGTAAATGGATTAACATTTGTACTACAAATTAATTGATCACCAGCAACTGCTAAATAAGGTGCATTAGAATCACTAATTGAATTATATCCTTTTTGTAAGATACTTAATTTAGTATCTGTACCATCAGAATATAGTAATGCTTTTCCACCAGTTGGAATAGCTACTGAAGCAGAGGATCCTGTTGTTAACACACTTAAAGTTCTGTTTGATGTCCCTCTTACAGTTGCATCTTCTACAACAAAAACTCTAGTTGCTGTGCCACCTGTTGTAGTAGCCGGCATAGTTAAAGTTCTGTTTCCTGATAAAGTACCTGTAAGTTTAAAATATAAATTTTTACCATTAGAAGTAGCACCATCTGTTAATGATAAAGTAACATTAGATCCAGCCATATCGACGGCTATATATCCTGATGCTGATTGTTCTAAAATTTCTAAATTAGTATTAGTTATTGTGCCCCATAAACCAGCTTTTTCACCAGTTGTTATTTTTTCAAGAGCTAAATCTTGTGAGTATGTTGATGCCATATTATAAATCCGTATCTACTTCTATCCAATCGCCTGTAGCGTTTGGATCAATTTCAGTCCAAACTATAGCATTTATCGTGCCACTTGCCAAGGTAATTGGCTGTCCTGTTGGGCTAACGCTGGCATCAGCTGTAATTGTTACTGTACCTGTCGTTAACGTTTGTGGGTTTCCTGTAACATCTGCCGTCGCTCCAGCAGTAACTGTTATATTTCCCGTTCCAACCGTTAATGGACTACCTGTTAATTCAAAACTTGCATCTCCTGTAATAGTAACTGTTCCAACACTTAAATCTAAATCATCACCATTAACAATTTGAATAATATTATTAGCAGCAATACTTACATTACCAATATTAATTGTAAGTTGATTACCTGTTACGACAACTTTTACATTGCCTAAATCTAAATTCGTAGCTGAAAACGGAGCTTCAGCAAATGCATTAATACCTAATAACACTGACTACCTCGCTGTGGCTATGTCGCCATTTGTTGAAACGATGGGTTGACCGAAGGCCATGTAAATAAATGTTCCACCATTTGTATTTGTTTCAGAACCATTTGCTCTCCATTTAAAACCATTAGAAAGTAAATCGACTTGGTCTGTGTCAGAATTTTCAGTACTTGTTGTGTTAGCTTGAACATAATCATTTTCAGTATTATATCCTTTTCTTTTATTATCGTACATATGCCAACTACCTGTACCACCACCTGATGCATATTTTGACATTACAAAAGCTGGTTTAAATCCTGTATAAATAAAGCTACCATTTGCATTTCCGTTACCAACATAAGAACCAAATTTACTGTAACCTTGTTTTTCTGCAAAGCAGTAAGCTATATAATCTGAGCCACTTCCATTTCCATCTCCATTATCATTCATAGACCAAACAGAAGATGTTGGTGTTGTATCATTCCAAAAAGCATTAGTTTCTTCTGCAGCAGTAGTATTTAATCTTAATCTCTTTGTATTACCAATAGCTTCATGGTAAACTATCCAATCTCCAGTACCTGATGTTTTTTTAACTATAATCGTTTTAGGTGCAACCCCTAATCCATGTCCTACAGTTGCATTACCACCTGATGGTGTCCATTTAACTATCGAAAATCCAGCAGTAGTATTTGCTGAAACTGTTGAACTATCGCTTCCATCTGTATTAGATGAACCTGAGCCATTAGCTTTCCAAGACCAACCAACTAATCCACCCTCTCCTGATGAGTTTAAATTACTTCCAACAGTAAATCCATTTGTATCAAAACTAGCTAAATCAGTTGTCGTACTTTCTGCATCAGTTTTATTAGGTATAATTTTTTTTGTTACACCTCTTACATCATCATATATTCTATGGTCATAAGCATAATCTCT